ATGTAATTACTATAGGTCCTTATTGGTAATGGATAATGTACTTTATACAAATATCCAGGGGGATAGATCACAGAATTAAAATAATTAGCTAATGCAATTCCAAACCCCGCAAAACCATTAGGAACTGGTTGATCGGTATTTAATAAATCAGGGTTGTATGAATATTTGTGATAAATAGGTGACAAAACATATTCCATTTGTTCAATATCATTATATTCACAAAAATCACCTTTTATTATGTCACCAACATTTAATTCTTTATTATAGTAAAAGGTTTTTGATTGTTTTGTATATGAGTCTATAAAAATATTATCCTTATTTGTGGTTTGAAGATGATTCCACCAAGTATCTATACCGTTTTGTAAAAAATTAAATTCCCAACCAATATCTATTGATTTGTTTGTGTTATTACCCGGTTTATTAAACCAACCAAAATAACCTCTATTAATTATTGTTACAAATAATTCAGTAACCGGCTTATTATTATTATCTCTTAAATTTTTTATGTCAATATCTTGGTTTATATTAAAACCATATGTTTTAGCACCATCTTTTACTGATATTCTTTGGACATTGTTTGGCGTTAATGCAGAATATTCTAATTTGCTTTTTATTGGAAATCCGTTTCTTTCAAAACCGCTATTTACAATAAAACTATCTTTTGTTGATGTGATTATTTTGTGTAACCTTACATAATATTTTGATGTACTTTCTCTTGGGTTATCTATGTTTGATATTCTTTTAAAATTACCGTATGTTCCATCAATAATGTCATTATCATTAAATAAAACATTTAATATACCAAAAACTCTTTTTTGTGTCCCTGTTTGTCCATCACCCAAATAACTAACCCTAAATGTTTTTCTACCATTTATTGGTGAAGAAAGAATAACATATTGTTCAGTTGTTAAGTTATGATCGGTTCCACAATAAAATAAAACGTATTTTCTTCCGTTTATTCTTGTATTTTTTATTACATATGGTATACCATCAGACGCTTTAAAATTTGGATTAATTACGTTAAACTTTTCGCTAGTATAAGACATTAATTGTTCTGTATCACTACTAAAACCATAAGAAGTATAAACACCCCAATTATATGTTGTCGCACTTTTATTTATTAGTTGTAAATGTCCTTGAATACCCTTTTCTCTTATAAAATTAAACTCATCATATTGTGGATACCCTCTCCATACACCATTTAAAACTGAAGTTTCAGGACTAACATAATACAAAATATTTCTAAAAGGAACATAATCTGTTTTACCCGAAATACTATTATCAAAAACATTAACAATTTTACCTGATATCCTAAATTGGGATGACTCGTTTCTTTCCCTTGTTGAAATGTCTTGTAAATCCACAACTGTAGATCTTTGTCCGTCAACAATCTCCCTTTTACTATTATCAAGTGGTAATTGTATTGAAATAGGTTTATTTGAAGACCCGGCGAATCTTTTATTACCTAAAACTATTCTTATATTGTCTTGTTGTATCATAATTCAGTAACACCAACTACATATTTTTTTATGAATCTATTTAATGCAGTTTTTCCTTTTGATAAACCAAAATAAAAATGATATGGAGCACCAACAACAAAATTAGTACTTCCGTTGTTGGTTCCTGGTAACCACTCACTTGTTCTTTCTCCGCCACTTTGGTAGTTCATTATGAATCCGGTTGCCGGTCCATTTACCGGTTTAAAGTATCTAGCACTAGTAAAAGACATACTTTGGTATGGTACCGCATACATTTTATTAACACCATTTATTAAATTAAGGTCAGTCTTCCAATCATTATATTGTGTACCAAAAATCTTAGTAGTAGTTGCTGGATTATCATCATTATCTTTTAATTGCCACTGATACATTGGCACCGTTTGTGTTTTAGGGTATCCAATAAGTTGTGTTAAATTATTAGAAAATGTTTTGATTCCGGGAGTTAACGCAATTCTTTGAGCTGTTGATGCTGAAAAAAGTACGCCAATTAAACTATTACCAACACCATCAGGATTATCCAATATTATGTCATCATCATCATAAAATTGCTCATCGAATGGTAATATACCGTATTCTGAATTTATACTAAACAATTGTGCTAAATCACCGTCAATTCTTTTCTCACTTCTTGAAAATAAATTGCCAATACTCGAATCACCGGCGTTGAATACTTTACCCCAAGTTGTTGTAGAAAGAATTCTTGATAATATAAAAAATAATAATAAATCGTCTGTATCATTAAAAGACGTTGATTTTAATGTTTCGGCCAAATAATTATCAAGTTGTGGATTTAAACAAACTTCTTTGACAAATTGGTCTTTTGGTCCTAAATCCATTATAGTTGTTGGAAAAAATAAATTTCTATCATTCATTCCTTTATACATGTCATTAGCGTTTTCATAAACACCATTTATATTTTGTCTTCTTGGTTTTTGACCTATAAAATAACCACCTGTTACTGTTGTTCCATTTTGTGTTATAACATACGGAGTTGATCTATAAAAAAATGATCCTTTTGTAACATCCCAATAAACAGTACCTTGATTTCTTATTCTTTTCGCTAAATTAAAATCTTTAGAACCACAAAAAACATATTTTTTTAAATTTCCTTGTACATCGAATATTTTTTTCCTTTTGAAAGAAAAAGCATATAACGCACCATTAACCCAATTATTTTGAAAGACGTGACCGATAACACCTCTACAAGCGGCAAACGTAAATCTATATCTTGTTTTCCATTCTTGGAATAGTGCGTAGTCTCTAACTAATCCGTTACTAACTCCACCATCGCCAAAAGTAAAATATGGTGGTTGTATCAATAAGTAACACCCTTTATCTACTTTTACAGGATTTGTATTATCAACACATGGTGTTTCAACACCGAAAGTTTCTCCATTACCGGAATAACAATTTAAAGGTACCATTCCTTCACATGAAAATGTGGACAATACTGAAGTAGCACCTGTTAAACCATCATCACCAAAATCTGCAGCATTATTTGTTATATCAGTTGGTGAAGATGTTAGTTGTTCAACATCACCGTTTTCATCTATTAAATATATTGTAAAATTATCATTTTGGAACAAAGGGAAACTACTATTACCTGTGGTAACGTTACCATCAAAAGGTCTTTGTATCCTATCGGAAGTTGGTAACCTATCTGATCTTATTATTGGTTTAAAGTTATCAATCGAATTTAAAAATGTTATTGTATCACTAAGGGTTGGGTTGCTTATTGCATATGACGGAGCAAATAATCTAGGTAAAACAGTATTAACATCTCCCATAAAATTTCCGGTACCTGCCAAATTTGAATTTAAATCTCCGTTACTTCCAGCATCAAAACGTTCGCTTTCTGGCTCATTTGTTCTAAACCACATTAAACTGCCACCTTCAACATTACCTTGCAGAAAGAATTCTCCCGACAAATAGTTTGGTCCATCAACACTACCTGTCATATATCTAAATCTATATTTTTGGTTTGTATTATGATCAGTAACACCGTTAAAAGGCCATGGCATATTATTATTATTTAAAGATAACCATACATTAGTACAATTATTAAGACTTAACTCATTAATATCATTTGGAAAGACTTTAAATCCTAAATTTTTAGTTTTTCTATCTAAAGATGAATAATATTTTATTGAATTTGTTGTATACGCACTATAAAGTTGTGGGTCAGGTCTAAAATTAAATGGTTTATGATATAATGTTGATGTATTATTATACCCAACTTCATGTGACTCTGGTGTTTTTTTATTTGTCCACCAATCGGCAGCTACACTACCTGTATTTGGTTGTATTGGAACGTTCATATAAAATTTTCCTTTTACCTTTACTGTTCCATTACTCTGTCCTAATAGTCTAGAAAGATCGTATTCTATATCTTGTTTTTCTGTATAAACATCAACACCTCTAACTAGAAATAAGATACAATGTTTTCTCCATGATTGAGAACCCATCGTACCTAAAGAATTAACATTAGAATATCTTGTAGGGTTACCACCACAGGATGATCTATAATAAATTCTTTGTCCTGCTTGTAGAATACCAAATCTTATTAAATTATAATTAGTCCCGTTAGATTCTAATGGATGACCAGCTCTTACTAAATTATCTAAAGTTGTTCCTGTTATTACTTGGAAATATTCCATACCTCCTTTGTAATTGTATGTCCTACCAGAAGTTGATCCTGTTAAATACAGTGTAGAAACACCAGTGGTAGTGTCATCTTTTATATAAGTTACCGTTGTTGTTAGGTTAGTAAAAGACGTTCCTGTAATAGATTTTGTACCAAATTGATTTTCTGTGGCCCCAGATACATTATAACCGTCAACATTCTTATCTTTAATATCATCAGGATTTGTAAACGTCATTATTGTCCCACTTTTTAATTTGTCTAACGTATCAGGGTCCGTTATTAAAATTAACACATTATCGGTAAATGGTTGTGATATTTGATTTCCATTTTTAACTGTTGTTGTTATTTTATTTTGAAAATATTGTGAACTATTTATTGTTTGTAACGGACCGTATGTTGGTAAAGTAAGTGGTCCTGAAAAATTATCAAAATATCTTTGTCTTAGATTGATCCAATTTAATCTATGTGAATAATTTATATCTCTTGTTAAATAAAAAGTCCCAGGTCTAAAACCTAAAGTATTAATTGGGCAACCCTGTACCGCATATACCGGATATCCAGCCAATGCATATCTAATACCAAAAGAGTTTAAAGTATATCTACTACTAGCATCAAAATCAAATTCTGATTCGATTAGTGCTCGGAATAATGTGTTGTCTCCGGTATTATTGCTTCCGTCGTTGTTGTTATCGTTACATTTTACGTCCCCATCTGAATCAGCAATTTGATCTTCGCTGCTTGGTACTCTTCCCCATAAAGTATTAGAATTAGTATTCATTAAATATGAAGAATTTGTCCTTGAGTACAAATTAATTCCATTAACACTTGTTCTAGCAAGACCTCCATCACTTACTTCGTATTCTAAATCTAATGGTAGTGTTCTTAACTCACAAGAACATGTTTCACAATCAGGGTAAGACATAGATGGTAATGTAATACCTCTAAATTCTCCAGACCCTCTTAATAACGGACTTATTTTTCTAACAAAAGCAACTGTTGCAAAACCAAACCCCACACCAAGACCAATCATTAATAAACCTAGAGCGATTGCCGGAAAAGCCAAAACACCACCAACCACAAAAAATATAGATAAAAACCCTAATAAAATAGGTATTTGAACCGCTAAACTTCTTTTTAAAATTGGCCAAATAAGAGCCGCAAAATGTAAAAGAGGTATTAATACATATGCTAAAATTCCTAACGTGGTAATAGCAATATTAAATACAAAAAATATTAAATCAAAATTCCTAACTCCGTCATTAACAGGCATTCTATTGGTTGTTGACGTACAAGACCTATCCGTTATTTCTTTTATTCCTAAATGTCTTGATCTATTATACCCCCATTTCCACCTGTCAATAAATGAACTTACGGTGTATACTCTATTAAAATTAAATTCAAAAAATTTATCGTTACAGTTTATCGCTTCATTTATCATAAATTGACCAACTGTTGTCCCGGTATCTCCATAATCATTCCAATCTAAACTAAATGCGTATGATTTATTTTGTAATACGTCATTTGATGGTCCATTTGCTAGTGGGTTTGTGTCCCACCCATATTCTCTAATATTAGGTACCAAATAATCAGCCCTTAAAACGTCCTCGTCTTCTCCTCCTTCATTTTGATATTGTATTCTAAATCTATATTTACCTTTAGTTGGTATTCCTACTTTAGGGTCATTAGATAAAATCTGTTCTCCAAATTCATTTGTTGTTACATAATCGTAGTTCATTGGTATTTCAATTAACCATGCTCCGTCTTCATCAATAACATTTCCACCTTCAGGTAAGTTATATTGTTCAAGTATCGGATATCCGTTAGAATCTGAAAGTATTGTTTGTCTAACCGCTAAAATTCTACCAGGAGCACTTACTAAATCACATAAATTACCTGTATTAAATTTTGGTTTACAGTTTGTTAATAATGCGTCCTTATCATCTGTAGAAAACATTGAACCCATAAAAATACAGTGTGGTTGTATTTCAATACCCTGATCCCTCAAATCAAAATCTAATCTAGTTATACCAACATTACACAATTCCTCTTCACCCCAAAATGATGCAACTTCAATATCTTCAACAATATTAATTATTTGTGGTAAAGATCCTAAATCTGATGAGGTTCTAAAATTAGGCCCAGCAAATTGTGCGTCTGTACCCATATTCATTCTGATTAAATCAGATGGTCTCAAAGAAAAACAACCAATGTTTGATAGGTCTAAATCTAAAACAATTTTTTGATTTCCTAACGGTACACCAACAATCATAAAATCTCCACTTTCATTTGTTCTTACTGTGTACTTATAATATTTTTCATAAACTTCTAAAACTTCAGGTCTTGTTAAAAGGTCTGATCTATCGGGAAATGTTCCTGTTGCAGCATGCCCACGATATTCAGAAACATAAGGTAGTAAATTATACCTATAACCGTCTTCGTTTTTAGTTTCTATTGTTTTATATGGGTATAATGTAGATATTATAGGATCGTTTTCATCGACAGATGATAAAGGAACGAATATAGATACCGAAGCGTTAGGTACACCGTATCCACCGTTAACGATAACTCTACCGGCAACAACACCATAATCCGCACAAAATCTAGCATATACATCGTCTTGTCTTAGTTTTAATGATAGAATTTCAATAAAATCAAAATCCTGTTCAATGTTAACTCTTAATGTTCTGTCTTCACCTGGTTGTGTTCTAAATCTATAACTTTTACTCATTAGTTCGTTTGATGATAAATAGTTTTATTATCAATTTTAAAAATAAACAATAAAGATTTGAAATAAATAATGTTAGAAAATATCTACACCAGAAAGATTTTTAATTCTTACTTTAATATCTTTATTTGGGAATCTAACTTGATATATCTGATCGGGTTCTGCAAATATTGTATTATCTATTAGTGCGATTTGTTTTGTTGCAGGATTTGAGTATTGTTGTGACGTTTCAGATGACGAATATTCACCCCCCACTTTATTAAATACATTTATCCCTACTAGTGTATTAACTCCCGGTATGTCTTGTATTAAACGATTAATATCTGACATATTAATATTTTGACCTAAGTCTCTATTAGATGGTGACATGTAATTAGTAACAGAATTAATAACTTGTGTTATCACATCAGAAGGTGTTGTTGAATTATCAACCACCACAAATATCTCAAATTCTAAATCAATAACTTTTGCAAGTTCTATTGAAATATAGTCATTTATCATTCTATATTTAGAAAGAAATGTTGCTAAATTTGTTTTTAAATTATTTGAAACAACTTGAGTGTAAGCTCCGTTTAAGTCTGTTGATAAAATTTTAATAACTATTTTATTATTATTTTCAACTATTGCGACTCTAGCAGGTGCCCCAAAATTACCCGGCATTGTATCAATAATTGATTTATAATCATTAATAGTAACCGCTCTTTTTTGTGCCGAGAAGTTAAATGCAACCATATTTCTAACTTCTTCTGTTGTTGGCTGATTTGCTCCTCCAATAGCCGCAGTGACATTTGTAACGGATAATGATTGAATGATGTTGGAATTTTCTACAGCGGATGGTCCGTTTACTGCAAAATCAATAGTACCGACTTGATTAATTGCCCCTACACCAATGTTAGACGCCAATCCACCACCAATTCTATACTGAACAAATAAAGTTGTGTTTGGTTGAACGGTAACACCTAACCCTATATTGTTTTGGTAATTTTGAAGTTTCAAAGGAATCATTGTTTTAGAAAACTGTCTAAGTTGTTCTTCAGGTGTTGTTGATCCCGCGCCAAATTGTATTTTTAAGAATCCTTCAGGAGTATATTCAGTAATAAATCTTCTGTCTGTTTTTATGTATTTTCCAACTTTTATTCCTGCGTTGTCAACAGGTTTTGTTGTATCTTCAACAAAAATTGTATTATCAACCAATGATGGTACTTCATACCATCTATTTGATTCACTTATAAAATCACTGTTTCTTGGTACTGTAGAATATGACGTTCCATCTTTTTGTATTATTGATGTAACTCCAAGTACATTTTTTTCAGGTAAAAAGAAACTAAAAAATGGAAAAACATCTTGTGGATTTATTGTTCTTTTGAAAATCTTTGTGGATCCGTTAACAACAACCTCTTGTTTTTTAATAACGTAATTTCCAACCCCGTTACCTTGATTAAATGTTGGTACTACTGTTCTATTTACGTTACCCTCCAAATTATAGTCGGATGAAAAATCAACGTCATTTTGTAATTCAAATACCGTTCCTCCTCCTAAAAATTGAGATCCTGCCCTTAAAATACCTAAATATCTTTGATCGGGTTGGTCCCCTAATGCTGGTACTACTATTGATAGGTTAACAATAGCAACTGAAGGTCTGTATCCAGGTATTTTAAGTCCATATGTTCTTGCAATATTAAAAATAGAAGATCTTTGTTGGGCATATTGAAGAACAGTTTCTTGTATACTTCTATCTATATGAAAGTGTAAATTATCACCAATAGCAGCATTTAAATCCATTAAAACTGAAAACACAGAGGCATCATTAAAATTTTGTATAAGTTCAGGATAATACTGTTGCGTATAATTTATGAGAGTTTGTCTTAGACCTTCAAAGTCCCTAACTGTGTAATCAATTTTCCTTGCCATTTTTTATAAGTTAATTATCACAAATTCTCTAGAACCAAAGGGACTACTTTCATCTGTGTATGTTATTCTAATTTTAGCTGTGTATTCTTGTGTATTGGCCCCCGGCACCCTATAGACAGGTACGTCAAATTGCTCAGAAGAAAGTTCACCTAAAGAAGGTTCGCTTTCAACATAAGGTTCTATACTAATATCTTGTATTGTAAGATTTGGTATGTATTTTCTTACCGATTCTTCTATTTCTATTTTTATCCCTTCAAATGTTTGTCCATCTAAGGGCTCAAATATAAATTCATACAATCTAGTCCCAAAATCAGGTAAAAAATATCTAGAACCTTTACGTGTTAATAATAAATGTATTAGGTTACTTCTGATTTCATCATCTGTTTCTTCAGAAAGTGCCAAATATTTTCCTTTTATACTTTGTCTAAAAGGAAAAATTAACCCATAAGATATACCATCCGCCATATCCTATAAATATAGTTACATGAAAATTTATTTAAATAAAAAAAATCACTGATTACTCAGTGATTCTTTTAAGTTTGTGTTACCCTTTTCAAATGGTGGCCAATAACAACAATGTAAACATCCACTACCACAGCATTTACCTCTTTTTTTGTGGTACTCTTCTGTCATAACCATTTTACCATCATTCCAATAAAAATCGGTTGGTTGTAATTTTGGTCCAAATTCTCTAACATATAATTGTTGTACCCAATCTTTTGATGCTCCTACGTTCATTTTAATTATTCTTTCTAAGATTATAAAACGCCAACATAACTTGGTATGTTAGCGTTGTATCGTTACCCCATGTTACTTTCATGACTTAAATTATCTCGCAAGATCCGTTTGTACAAGCTAACTCTCCACTCAAATTAGTATTGTCCTGTAATTCAATTACTTTTGTTAAATCAACATTTGTTAATGATTTAAGTAATCTTTCATACTCTTCTTTAGTACAATCTTCATAAGGTGCTTGCTTATAAGTATGGTTAGAATAAGGTAATACCGACAAACCATTGTAGTAATTACGCTCATTCCACATCCATTCACCAACTAATTCCCATTCATCTTCTTTAATTGATACAGTTGCTGAAACATTGTGTGTATTTTGTCCGTTTCTGTGACCAGGTTTAATCCATTCTTGTGAAACTTTTTTAACTCTTTCTAACATTTGAAATACTGATTCATGTCTCACAATAGACCCTTCAGGTGCTCTTTGTGGTATTGTAATAACTGCGGTATCGTGTGGTCTAAAGTATTCATCTTCAATTAATTCAGGGTGATTGATTGCAAGGTATGAATAAATTGATTCATTTTTTCCTACGCGGATTCTTCTTAGGTAGTAATCATTATGCCATGCATGAATACCTGATGATGTTCCTAATACTAATGATGATGTTCCTGATGGTTTAACTGTAGTTGTTCTTGCCGATTTATTGATTTTAATCAGACCTGCAACTCTTTCGTTTTCTTCTTTAACCATTTTAGCAGCTCTCTTCATGTCATAACCTAACACAACACCTGAACCAATACCTGTCATACCAACACCGATAAGTGCGTCTTTTTCGGTTGTTCTTTTCCAAATATCTCTTAAATAATGAAAGTCAGTGTAACCTGCTTGTAAAGTACCAATGAATGATGCCGCTTTAACTCTTTTATCAAAATCTTCTTGTGATTCAATATCTGAAGCATTTACCTCACATAGGTTACAGAATTGGAATGGTCGTAGTGCGATTTCACAACAAGGGTTTGTTCCCCAATCTTTATCGTTAGATAGATAAATTCCTGGTTCTCCCGCTCCTGATAATTCAATACGTTTCCATAAATCCATAAAGAATTCTTTTGTGATTTTGTGACGAAGAAGTACCGCTGAGTTATTGGCTCTACCTCTTTGTGCATTTTGTTCCCACCAATTTCCTGACTTACAAGAAATCATTTCTTCATCGTCAGCGGAAAATAATGAGATAAGTGCCGCTCGTCTGATACCACCTGCAAGAACTGCGTCTGCAATATGACAAACGATGTCGTGTGTTTCAATTGGTGTTAATCTTTCACCATCTTTTTTGTTATCCAAAACTTTAGTAATGTGGTGGATACAATCTTTTAATGGTTGAGGTCCGGGAGCCTTACCTCCTGATGTTACAAGCATCGCACCTTTTTGTCTAATATCTGAAAAATCAAACACCG